TATCACTAAACTTTTTTTCAGGTAGATCCTCCATCCATTCATTAAATGTTAGCCTTTCGTTTAGTAAACTATCGACTATCCAAAAATTACCGAAACCATGAGTGCCGTAAGGATGATTAGTCTTTGGGAAATAATTAATCCCACTACCACATAATCTAAACAAGTAACATAGCAACATGAAATCAAAATCATTAACATCCGCATATTTAAAATATTCGCCATTGCCTTTAGGATCTGTTTCTTTTTTTCTAATAGCTTCTAATAAACTACTAAATGCTGCATATCTTCTATTGACAACATCGTATATTGGGACATGCCAAATTAGATCATCATCAATATCTTCCTCGGTCCAATCGTAACCTTGGTATAATCTTTCTTGATTTAACCTTGCCTTGTTATAATAAAGTTGGAACTCTTGTATCATTTATAAATGTTTTTTTATGTAAATAACTACTAGGTCTAATATGAACTGATTGCCTAGCTTCCATGTGATTAAAGTCTAATGGATACGTTAACCAAGTCTTTTGTACTTTGTAAGGGTATCTATTAGTGCCTGCTGTATTTAATAAACCGTTAAATAAGTTAACTAGGTTTTGCCTTGCTTCTTTGCTACCAAAATAAGACTCACCTTTGTACTTACCTGAGCCTGGTATCTTTCTTGACTCATCCTCAACAGGTAACCATTCTTGAACTGTTACATTTATGTCAGGCGTTATCTCTTCTATAAACATACACAGCTTAGCAAACAATTCATAAACCGCTAACTCGGGATTAGGTTGACGCATTAAATGAAACCTAACATCGATATTTCCAAAATATAAAGTTAGATCTGTTGTTTCTTCTTTATCAAAATACTTGTAAGGATCTTTTAAAAATCCATGTAAAGTTTTACCATCTAATCTATTTATGCCCCAACCTTTTTTATAAATTGATAAAGAATGTGAGTCACCTAGTATTAATTTCTTGCTAATAGTCGTTCCAGTTATTACCTTTTTATTTGGAATAGTCGTGATCTCTTTTCTTTTTAATAGTGTTTTAAAATCTATCTTTTCGTTAAAACAATATATATCTCCTTTGTACTTACTTAACTCATGTAAATAATCTAAAGTAATTTGTTGAACTCCACCGAAGAAGTTCCAAACGTTTTCCTTGTAATTAATTCCGTTATTGATTACCACAGTTTTATACATGTGGATTTGTTTCGGGTCGTTTACAAACTCAATATCGTAATCGACTCTTTCGTTAATAATACTAGCTAAACAATAAGTCCAACCAGCATTATGTGAATTCAATTTAGTGGTAACCTTGCCCATTAAATTGATCATACAAATATTATCCTTGCTCATCGTAAAAATTATTAAGTGCTCCTAGATACGCAACTGCATCTAGTAAATTATCTTCTTTGTGATTATATGACTCTCTAGATAGCTTTAAAGCTACCATGCACATATACATGTCTTCAGCGGTTATTGTTTTACCGGTTGCGCCTGAAGCGATAAGTGCAGCTCTTTTCATACCTTCCGAGAATGGACCGTAGTTCCTTTCTTTCTCTTCAGATCTTTTGTTTATTATGTTGTTTGCTTTTTCAAGTATGTTGCTCATGTTCTTAGTTTTAATACAGTGTAACACGTTATAAATTTTTCTCGTGCTTTTGATTTATAAATCTGTTTAAATAGTTCAAATGTTTTTCTTATAAATTGATATTTACTTTTGCAGTTTTTAAATATTTTTTCAGCATATTTAACACCGTAACCTTTACAAAAGTTAACATTGTCCGCTGAATCACCAACAATCATTTGAGTATAAAAATTATACAAAGCTTGTTGCTCTGAAATATTCCACATTGTTTGATGTTTGACGTGGTAGTTATAAAGTAAACACGGAAGTTGTTTATAGTCTTTATCTAAGGCAACTATTATAACGTTATCCCTTCCAAATTCTTTTTGTAATTTATTCCAATAAGTAGCAACTAGATCGTCAGTCTCCATACCGTATGCAATTCTGCTATTGTATTCTTTGATCACGTGCTCAGTTAGTTGATTTAATAGTGGAGGTTTTGGAGCTGTTCTATTAGCCTTGTAACTATTTAATACAAATTTCCTAAAGTTACCCTTAGCACTATTAAAAACGATTAGCTCTTTGACATCATACTCTTCATCTAGTTTATTAACTATCGACATTAGTACCTCGTCAAACTTAGCACAAGCTTCTTCTAGATCTTCAACATTTATACATGAAGAATAGATTAAGCTATCAGCATCAAACAGTAGTATCATTTTCCTCTGTATTAATTCCTAATTTATCCTCTAAGATCTTAACTCTTTTTTGTAAGCTCTGTATAATAACGTAATAAGTTGTCAATACTTTTTCCATTCTTGACATCCTTTGTTGGTGAGTATATTTTTTTGGTTTTTTCATATTTTTATAATGAATATACAAACATTTGTTAATAAATAAAAATTCTTAACAAAATTTTAACATTTTAATTTAAACCAATCAGGGATTATATGATTCATATTATAATTAGATCTTGGCTTTCTTTCGTTATTTTTAAACTGCTGAAGCTTGTAATAAAAACAAACTTTATCTTCGTTGTTTAACCAGTGTTGACGATCAAAAATATTAATAGTTAACCCATTTAATATACCCATATAATTTACCCATGTTGTAGCTCTCCAATCATTCTTTGGAATAAATGAACCTGTCTCTAATCTAGAGTAAAAGGAATCTACAGGGGTCAGCATGTTATGATCATCAAAAATATAACTAATTCCACTAAAGTGTCCAGGTCCACCAGTTACTGGCGAGTTAGGATCTACTAATTCAGGAAAACACATAGCTAAATATCTTGCTGCATTTTTTAAAGCATACTTAACTTTCTTAAAACCTTTTTTCCAGTAAAACTCATTAAGAATCCTAGTCAATTCCATTATAGTATATCTCCGTGTTTTATATCTCTTGAACATTCTCTTGCATAGTTGTCTACCTGTTTTATCAGCTAAGTTTAAAGAGTCTGTTACAGTACAATCTTTTTTAAGATATATTTGAAATAAATCCCTTCTCATTAAACTGTTAGGTGATCTATTATTAAAAGCATCAGATCCTATTTCCCAATAGTCATTTATTAAACCCCAATGTTCATTTGAAAAACTGAATACTAAACAAGATGATAAAGCTTTTTGTAAACCATCTAAATCATGAATATCAAACTTATTTCTCATCACAAAACAAAAAGGATGTTCATCCCAATGCAATCTATGAGAGAAAAAATTAGGATTATTTTTCACAATAGGATTAGATCTACTGTCGAATTCTTTTAAAAAAATTAAATAATCATTAAGCCGATGTTTAATCTTATCAGAAAAAACTAGTTTCTTCATTATAGATCCATAAGTTCATTAATTGCAATCTTACCATTGATCACGACTCCACAAGCAATTGCTGGCTTTTTACCTCTTTTAGCATAAGCCATCGCGTAACTATCGAAGTCTATTCCACAACCCACTTGCATTCCAAACACCTTAAAGTTTTGACCTACAAAGAACTCAGTATAACATTGAGTGTGTAAATGACCTTGTACAGTTGATTGCATGTCTGCCTTACATTTTGTTCTTGCTGTACCCGCCTCACCATGTATATATTGAACATTGTCTAAAACATATCTATCCACAAATTTCCAACCTGGAACTTCTAGGACATCTTTATAAGCCTTTATCCACTTTCTAGGAACAGCAGATGTTTGTGCTTTTCTCATAATTATTCTGTCATGATTACCTATTGTAACAATTGCATTAGGGAAAGCATCGTACCATCTCGAAATCCTTTTTATTGCCAACTCGAGTTCATCAGAACCTCCTAAGGCTTCTGTATCTGTTTCATGATAACTAGAATAATGATTGTCAATTACGTCACCTATAAATACAACTTTGTTACAATTATATTTTTTATAAGTTTGAATGCAATGATCTAAATAAGAGTCTAAACAAAATGGTTCATGTAAATCACCGATTACTAAAACTCTATTAACTTTTTCAGTTATATATTTAAAAGCATCAGCTTTGTTGCCTGTAAGTCTTGGTCTATAGGGTTCCATAAGTTTTATATACTTTTTGCAATTCTCCAATCATTGACTTAACGCAACTTCCACATCCTGATTTTTGTTTATTAGTTCTAAATATTCTGTTATAAATTTTTAACAATTCGCCTTGAGTAGCTGGTTTTATTACACCTCTATGTTCACTAAAAAATTTAGTTAAATAATTATATTCATCCTCTTCTAGGCATAAAGGTTTATTGTATCTGAATAATCTATTCAATCTTTCTTTTCTTTCATCACATCCACAATCTTCTCCAGCTACCCACTCAACTAGCTTTTTAACTCCAGTTGCTTTAGTAACTTTTTCAATTGTATCTCCTAAGCCTTCACTAGCTTGATCGAATTTCTTTTTCCATTCTTTGTACGCTTTAGTACGTTTGTCTTTTGGTTCTTTCATAGTAATTAAATTTGGTTAAAATCTTGGTTTAAATAATCCTCGTAATCTTCGCTAAATTTATCTCTCATTATTTGTTTTCCTTTTTTTAATGTATGAAATATATTTACAAAGCTGATCCCTGTTTCTTTAGCCATACCCCTAATGCTTAGAGGAGTATCTCTATAAATCTCAAAAATCCTTTTATTGTACCAATCCCAATTATCAAGCTCTTTATCCATTTTATCTATTAATCTTCCAAAAGCTTTTTCTTCTTCTAAGTTATTGTTAGAAGTAAATTTATCTAAATGCTCTTGCTTGATTTCTTTAAATCCATCATCTTTATAAAAGTCATCTATGTTTATTTTTCTTATTTTGTTTTTATTAATTACATAATCTAAGTAAATAGATCTAATTACAAAAAACATATATCCTTTAGATACCTTTCCGTTTTTTATTATTTTATTCGGATCAGTATATAAATGAATTTTTATATATGCTTCTTGCACAATATCTTCTGAGTAACTTTTTGCACCCATTTTTTTTGCCATTAATATCCACTCATCGTGTTGTTTAGCGATTAGTTCAAGCCATTTCATTTAAAATCTTTTAGAGGGTCATATAAATCCGTGATCACGACTGGCAAGCCATAATCATCTATTTTAAAGCTAAATTGTTCAAAGCTATATCCTCTTGATCTTTTGCATGTGACTGAAATCCAACCCTTATGAGTTGAGTTCTTATGTAATTGAATTTGTGTTTCTGTTTTCTTTTCTAAAAAACTTCCTAAATGTCCAGTAGGTTTTTCAGAATTACCATGATTAGTGTGAATAATCGTGATAATGTGGCAATTGAATAGTTGTGACCATTCCATTATTTTTTGTACAACGTCATTAGATTGTTCAATATTATTTACATCGTTACATAGATCAGCAATACCGTCAATTATTACTAATCCCACTTTTCCTTTTGGTATTTTGTTTTCTAAATAATGTTCTATAAATTGAATGCGATGTTTATAAGAAATAGTTCTAAGTCCGAATGTATGATAACATTGTTGATCATTACCTTCATTCATATCTATTACTCTTCTAAAGGTTCTATGAGCATGAAACTTACCTTGCTCAGTATCAAAATGAACTAAACATTTATCATCTCTATAACCTCTAATATCTCCTCCATATTTATTTTTGCCAGATAAATAAACACTAGCTAGTAAACTAATAAAGTAAGTCTTTAACGTTTTAGGTGGAGCCTGTACAAAAGAAAAGTTGCCATAAGTTCCAATAGGAACCGGCAACTCTATCTTTCCAGTTTTTGTTTGTATAATGTTTTTCCCGAAAGACAAAGCTAATGGCGGGTATTTTACATCATTAGTAGTGTCTACGAAGCATTGATCTTCAATAGTCTTTAATTGTTCTTCGGTTAGTTTAAACATTAATTATAAATCAAACGGTAAATCTATATCTTCTTCTTTTTTATTTTGTTGTTGTTCTTTTTTCTTTACACAAGGAAGAGGATCTCCTGTAGACCAGAAAACCCGACCATTGCCTGTCCAAACTCGATCTCTTTTTTGCAATCTTTCTTCCTCGCTTTGTGCTACCCAACTTGAAACAGATTGGTTGTATTCGTTTTCTTGATCATCAATTTTTATTGTTAGATCTATGTAAGTTCCTTTTGCTCCTTGAACCATTTTGTCTTTAGGTAGAGCAGCGACATTTAGCCGCAAGTTCATCATGTGTCCCATATTATTTATTTATTTATTAATTGTTTAGGTTCTAATTTAGGTTTTTTAAAATCATCGGATTCATCTTCTCCAAACACCCCTAGTTCATAAAATCCAGTTACTTTTAAAACTGCTCTCGATAAAGCTCTTTTCTCAGCCATTTCCGCCACATACCAAGTGTTACAATTTCCATTCTTAAAATCTCCTTTTAAAGCAGATCCAAATGTTTGTACGACTTTTTTAGCATCAATAAATGCTGTTGCTTTAATTACAGCGTAATCTCTTTCTAATACTTTAGCTTCGAATTCCACGTTAATATCAGCTTGACCTTGTATTTTTTCAATACCTGATCTAGTTATTATCACGTAATGTTGATGTTTAAAAACATCTTCTTTAGTTAATCCATATTGTAAATATAAATCTTTAAGTTTTTCTTTGTTCATATTCTCTAAGTTTTAATTGTGTTTTTTTTAATTCTAAATTTGCTTTATTAAGTTCTGATTTTAATAATTTATTATTTAAATGAACAGAGTTAAAATGAAAAAACATTTCTCTTAGTTTAGCAGATAGTTCTTTTAATTTCCTGTTATTAGGATTTGCTTTCATTAGACTCATCATACTTTTAGATAATTGCTCGAAACAATTATTAAAATAGATTTGTTGTAAAACTTCCTCTTTAGTCTGCATTATCTAATACAAATTTTCTTGCTGCTTCTCTAAAACTCTTGCTAGACTTTTTATCTAAAAGATCTATAACTATTTTTTTTAGTTCGCTATTGTTTTGTTTTAGATCTATTATTAAATCATAAAATTCTCTATTCTGTTTTCTTAAGCTATCAATTTGATGCTCTTGAAATTCAAACATAGTCCTTCTCGCTGTTGGCTCTTCTTTACTCATAACTGCTTATAAAAGTTTGATGGTTATTATATGTAAAATATACTGTCGCCTTTTGATTATGCGCAACTATTTGTGCTTGTAAAGGATCTGATATTCTAGCATAAATTTTACCTTCTTTGTATAAAATATATTCTTGTTCCATGTATGTGTTTTTCTTTTAAAATTACAAATTAAATTGACATTTTAAAAAAAATTAACATAATATTAACAAAAAAGGGGCTAGAACAGCCCCCTCTTTTTCACACATAAAACAAAAAAAACAAGAATTATAACAAATCGACTAATTGCTTATAGTAGTCAATTTTCTCTTTAATTTCATGATCGGAGAATTTACGGATTTCCTGTGACTTCATGTACAGTTTATCCGCTGTACCTTCTCCTATATTTTGATCTAACCAAATACCGAACTTATATTGTTCTCCATATTTGTAAACATTGCAAGCAACACACTGCACTTGAACATTTGTAGGATCCCATCTAGTTGCATAATTTTTTCTACTGATAAAATGGCCAGCTTGTAATTTTTTATAATTATCTTCTTTTCCACATGTAACGCATTTTGCTATTCCTTTTTTTGAATTTCTTAAACGTATGTATTGACTGAAAATTGTATCTAATTTTTTGATCAAAGACTTACGGCTAATTTTTCTCATTGCGTTTCTTAAAATTATAAAAAAATATTTTGCGAGATTAGAAAACTTATAGACAATTATTAATAAATTATCCCGTGTGCGTTAATATATATATAAGATATATAAATATATTTAAAAATATAAGTATTAATATATATATAAATAATTCTATATTTATCTTCCCTGTCCTCTGTAGGATTTTTTGTAACCTTTTGAACTTTTTAATCGTGATTGGTTTTTATTATGAGGATGACTTTTTCTTTTTGGTTTTCTATAAACCGCTACTTGTACTTTTCTAGCCATTATCTATTTTTTTTAGTTTGTTAATAGCCCAGTTAATTCCTGCGCTTCCACCCCAAGCATCCCACATAATACCACCACATCCTTCAGAATAGGGTACATCTTTATGTTGTTGATGTCTTTTAAAGCTAGCCATTCTCGCAATAGTTGATCTACTTATATTTTCTCCATTAGCTAATTGATTTGCTCTTTTCCAACCAACTGGCGTTCCACAACTACTTCCATTTTCCTTTTTCCATTTTAAAGCTCTTTTAGCATTGTTTCTTGCACCTTTAGGATAATCGTTATAATTTTCAAGATCAGTCTCTATTATGTCCTCTAACTCTAATAATAATAATAACTCTTCTAATTTATCCATTACTTATTTTTATTAGGTTTTGTTATAGGTACTATTGGTCTAGGTGTTGTTGGTCTATTACTTTGGTTATTACTTGGCGGTCTAATGATCACAGGTGGATTATACAAGCTGTTGTAATAAGGTCTATAATCATTTCTATAATAATAGTTATAATAAATCTTAGGTCTTAAAGAATTAACATCTATTAAAATAGTATCACCATTTTGATTTATTCCATAAACTTTTACAAATGTATCAGTTTTAGTTGGTGAGTAATAACTACCACAACTAACAAAGGCCACACTGGCCACCACATATAGGGCAATTTTCCATAATTTCATTTATTTATTTGTTTTACTAGCCGTAACTTTACTTTCCCCTTTAGTAACTGTTACATCAGTATCTGTAACATCTACTTGCATAGGATCGTCTTCTTTATCGTTTAACGACTTAATTAGACTTTTTATGATTTCTAATTCTGGTTTTTCTTCTTTTTCTTTAGCACCAACGATATGTTGTAAAATTCCTATTAAAGCCATTGCGGCAGTAGATACCAAACCTATAACCGCTGTTAGTGCACCTCCTTCTAAAAACTGAGAACTAATTACGCCAATTACAACTAAAACAGTAATATAATTTATAGCGTGTTTACCTAGATGTTTAGATGCAATTTCTTTCGCTGTACTTTTTGCGTTAATTTTATCTATTTCTATTTTAGCTAAAATCTCTTCTTTTATTGTTTCTTTACTCATAACTATTTATTTTTTATTTTCGTGAATTTTTCTACTCCTCGTGATCCAAAATAAGCTGCAATTATAATACTTAAAACACCAGATATATCTGCTAGTGAATATTCTAAAAACCAACCAACAACATAAGCTAAACTAAAAAAGATTAATGTTAAAGGTCTAACGTTTTTGCTTAACCAACTATCGCTAGTCATATCGCTTTGCCACCTTTTAGAAACCTCTTGTAACTCTGTAGAGTCCATTTTTAATAACTCTAAGGCTACTTCTTTATCTTCTTGACTGATATTATTATTTTGAACAATAAGTCCTTTAAATGCGCTTAAAACACTATTATCAGGTATTACATTAGCAAATTGTTTTAATAAACCTTTTTCACCAATTAAAAACTTTCCGACATTTGTATCTTTAAACTTTTTCTTTTTATCCATCCCATCTTGCTTTTTTCCCACGAATATCGTAATGAACAAAAGTTTCATATAAACCAAGTCCACCTTGTAACATTTCACCATCACTTATAAAATCATCAATGTATTGACGGACTATATTAGTAGGTAATGCTTTAATTACAATATCTGCTGCCTTACCGAATTGATGTTGACTATTAGTTACTCCACCTATTTTTAAATTATGTTCCGGACATCTATAACCGCTATTAATTTTTATAGGCTTACCTAAACTATCTCTTAGAAATTGTAATTGATTTGCAACCTTTGTAATATTTGCATAAACATCATCAGGCATATCACAACCACACTTACAATTGAATTCTTCTTTTTTAAAATTTTTTGTCATTTCAATTCATTTACTTTACGTTGAACTTCTTCTATTGCTAAATTTAATTTAAAAGATATATCTGCTTCCCATTTATGTACGGGTTTTTTATTACTATATAAGATAATAACAGGTACTTTTTTAATTACAGATTTAAACTCCATAGGTTGATCTTCATACCAACCAAAATCAACTTCACAATTTTGTAGATTAGATAGATCTAAACTATTATGTTTATTCCATTTGCTATTAATTTGAAATACCTTTATTTTATTTTGATCAGATTCTAATTGTACAGGTATCAAAAAAAGCAATATGGATAATATTAGTTTCATTTTCTTCTTAATTCATAGAGACGATTCTCTATAGTTTCTAATTTCTCAAAATTCTTTTCTATCAATTGTCTATTTGTTTGTATCTCGCTTCTTATTGCATTGTCTTTTAGATCATATTCTTGCCTACTGATTACCGGCTCAGGTTTTTCCATAGCTGTTGCTATGTCAGATTTCAAAGCAAAATACATACTTGCTAATGCAATTGCAAAACCCACGATTGTTGATATAGTTTTAAAGTCTAACGTTATCTCAGTCTGTTCACTTATTTTGTTCATATTTTATGAGTTAAATAATCAACGCCTAAAAAAGCGTGAACCCCATCATTTTCTAATTCTATAACTTTATCGGCAAAAGATTCTGGGTGGGATTCATCCTCATCATCAAAAACCCATAAAACATCTACGTGGAACTTATTGCTAAGTTCATCATTAATCTCGATATTACCTAATTCTACAAAACTGTGTTTGTCTTGATCAAGAACATCTTCTAATGCTTCTAAATAAGCATCTTTACTACTAAACTCGTATTTACCTATCTTTATCATTTCTATAAATATCATAACATACAGCCATCGCCTGATCCTTTGGAAACTCGGTTAGCGCTTTATCTAAGCATCTAGTCATAAACTGACTCTGTTTTTCTCCTTTTTTTGGTTTTGGTAATGGCATAATTTAATTTGTTAATGTTTTAAAAAATCTATTTATTCTATCTGAGTCCATATTCATCGCAAATACATCATAAACTCTCAAATCGTATATTTTACCATAATACGGTAAGGCACCTGTTTCATTCCCAAAGTTTAAACGGTTTAAAATTGACGGTGTAAAAGTTTGGAATGGATTAGTAAAAGAAACAAATTCACCATTTAAATATACTCTCGCGCTATCTTTAATCCCCCATACAACAGCTATTTTATTTCTTTCTAAAATATTAGTGTCATTAATTGCTACATTTACTTGCGTGACTCCTTTAACAGTTATATTAACGAACATTGTTCCAGGTGTAGCTCCTGATTGTTGTATTTTTACAAATTCTTGGTTAGTTCCATCACTTAAAGAAATGGTTCTGAATCCATTTATAGGATCAGCAGTGTTTTCAAATTCTACGTATATAGCTCCTTCAGGCGAACGTATTGCTGTACTTGTAAGACCATTAGTAGCTGATTCACCTACTCTAGTTGTTGTAGTACCACCTGATGGAATATAAGACGTACATTCTTCACTTACTTCAGCTTGTGCTCCCCATGCAAATACGTGATCACCTATTCGACCAGTAATATCATCTAAGGCCTCAGTAGAACAAAGAATTCTACCGTTCCATGCACCAGAAGAAGTCGCTACAAATTCCATTTTACAACGATACCAACCGTTTTCATAAGGTTCTATAGATAAAGTTGGTGTTACACCAGAACTTAAACTCGTAGATCCTACTTTACCGTTGACTAAGTCAAATGTTCCTATAGCTTCGTCAGTTGTAGGTCCAAATGCATCTACACATGCTAATGCAAAATAACCTGTATTTCCAGCTTTAGCAAAACAAGAAATTTGTGCTTTTTCATTAATTACTAACGTTACGTTATCACTTGCATATCTAGTACCTGAAGCGTTAACGGTTAATTTCATACCAGTATTACTACCGTCAGGAGCAGCTGTCACAAATTGATCTACTGTTACGCTTGTTGTCGACCAATTAGATTGTGTAAAATCTGCAGAATTAGGAAAAAGATTTGTTGCCTGTGGTTCAAGCAAAAGATACGGACAATTATTATTGTAATCATAGTTAAGCCTAGGCACGTTAGAGGACAGGTTTTCTATCAAACCGTCTTTTCTTCTTCTAGTACCTACTGATGTTCTAGAGAAAGTTAAACGATCTAATTCAGCACCAATTACAGGTGGAATAAAACCATTTTTATATCCCCCTGGCACATATCCGTAAATTGGGTTGGTATTATTATACATAATAAAAAATTAAAAATTTTAATGCTGGTGCAAGTGACCATAAAAAGTCCTCATGATCAAGTGTTCCAAATTTTAATAAGTGATCATAGATTATTTCTTTAGCTGCAAAGATTAAAACGCTAAAAGCAAACCCATAAAATCCAAATAAAATAATTAATGGAAATGATATTACAGAACCAGCTAAGTAATGTAACAATTTATCTTTTTGTATTTTGTTTATTATTTCTATCACGATACTACAGGGATTATAAATATATTATCTAAGGCCACTGACTTAGTAGCGTATCCTGGCCCTATTTCAAATTGCGCATTTGTAGTACTCCCAACAGTTAGATCAAACATTTTCCAACCAGTTCCAGTGATTAAAGGTGACCAAGTTCCGCTTTGTATTCTAACATAAATTCCATTCGTATCATTATCAGTTAAATTAAACTGAACTCTCACAACATCCCCACTAGTAAAAGATGCATTTTGTCTAAGATTAGAATATTGAGCTCCTGGAGGTGTGTATCTTCCTTCACCATCAATAGTAGACCAACCAGGTCCATATATCCAATGTTGACCGACTTCTACTACAGATACGTTATCTATAGATCCTGTAAAATTACTACTTGAGCCAAATATAATATTATTGTTACCTCCATTTCTATCTACAAAAACTGTATATAAACCAAGAGCATTTGCTGTTACATTTACAGTGCCTACTGATTGATTACCCCCACTATATACATTTAAAGTTCCACTAGTGTAATTAGTAATAGTAAATGTTACTTTTACTGTTCCTGATTGTGTACCTATATTTTGATATAGAGAAACCCCTGTTGCACTTGAAAAATTGGCTTTACCACCAGAAATAGTTGTTCCTGTTCCTTTAGTCCAATCACTATCTGAAGCAAAATCTCCGTTAGTAATTAACTCACTTCCTTCTTCGCTGAAATCTCCATTTAAAATACCTGTTCCAGTGGTAAGGTAATATGAGCTTCCAGTCCCGTAATATGCTGGTCTACCGAACCATGTTGTTTTATATATATTTCCGAACATTATTTATTTTTTTGTATGTTATTTTTACTCCCCAGCTTGTTGTTGTAAACCACTCCATATTTCTTTAAGAATTGCTCTAAACGAACAATATTTTTTTTCTTTATTCTATAACTCATAAAACCCAACCTCCAAAATCAGACGTAGTGTCAGGGTAAAAATCATCTTCTTTATTCTGATTGTATTCAGGATAAGTACTTTGATTGTAACACATAAAGTCTATAAAATTGTTAGTATAAAATTGTGCAATATCTCTATATTTTTCTTGTAAATAATCTACTTCATTTTTTTCAACTGTTACAGCTGACTCAGAAGTATGTTTATACACTCCTCCGTTGGCTATAGTATAAGCCGCGAAAGGCATGTAAGTTGTTAAAGACCAATATATCGTCATTGGCTTCAAGTATGTTTCTAAAAGTGTTTTGTATTTATCATTTGCAGGTAGATTTATATCTCCTGAAACAATTAGATCTTGAATCTTTTCATATAAGACTGTTCCTGTATAATTTTGTATTTGTGTGTCCATAGCGATTTCAACCATGTAAATAAATTTATCAGGATCTACATTCCCAGATAAAACTGAGTATCGCTTAATGTCTTTAGTTGTTATAAATAATGCTGTTGCCATTAGTATGTGTATTTTAGTGATCCGTGATTTGGCAAATTAAATGTTGCTTGCTTTGCCTCTTTACTACCCCAAGGGTTTCTCTGGTATCTTTTTGGTATTGACCCAGTTCTTCTATAATTCTTTAAATCAGGTGAAACATCAGCTCCTTTTTTTCTTCTATATAAAACTTGTTTCCAGGCATGTCTGCAATAACATCCTCCTTTATATTTAAAAAGATCATAAGTGTCTTCGCCCTCTGGTGCAAAACCTCCGTTAACACCTTTTTCACTAGCTTCATCAATATCTTCAATTCTGTACACGACACCCTGCTTTGCTAAAGTCATCATGTTTTCACAAAAAGGCCTTGTTTTATAATCCTGACTTCCTTTCATGTCTTCTTGAATAGATCCAGCTTTAGATTTTTGGAAATAAACATATCTAATTTTGTAATTATCTGAATCTAAAACAGACCATTTACCTTCGCTATAAGCTATAGGACTAGGATTATTAAATAAAACTTTTTTAACTTTATCCAGAGTAGTTTCTTTTTTATCAACAAGTGAAGCCGCTACCCATTCTTCAGGAGTAGAATTTTCATCATCTACCTCTCTAACATCTGTAACTATCCAATCTTCAGACATTTGTTCACCTTGTAAATTCGCTAGAATTTGCTTCCCTAATTCTTCATCTAAATGTGGAACTTTACTCATTTCCACACCTGTTTCTTCCTCGGCTACATCCTCATCAACACCTTCAAGCTGATCAATATCATTAAATGCTAAAGGTTTTAATGTTTTAAAGTATAAATCTAAAGCTATTTCATTAACAGCAAGAATTTTATCCATCGAATCTATAATTTGATCTTGGTAACTTTTGATCACAATATTATCCATTAATAAGGTTGCAGTCTCTATTTCATCAGCATTATTTCCCAAGCCGTTGTTACCTTCTCTAATACCTAAAAGCATTGGTGAAGTTACCCTATGTGCAACTATTAACTTTCTAAAGCACTCTTCTGATAGGTACTGATAATGCGCTGGAGCATCATTTAATGGTATATCATCAACAGTTGTTTTAGATTCGCTGTTATTATTGAAGGCTACTATTACCTTTTCACCACGAGCGCCTGTGAGCTTTTGCATAACGTCAGATTTGATCTGTTGCATTTTTTCGGGTGTAGGAACTCCATTGTTAAAGTTTACGACTTTAGTTCCTGAGAAGTTGTTTATTGTATCATTGATTAAATAGTCGCCAATCTCATCTTCTAGTTTCGCGTAAGGTAATCCACCGGTATAATCACAAGGTGAATAATAATAATGTCCTGGTACGTATGGAGCAAGAACAAACATTTCACTTTCGTTTTTACCACCATAACCAAAAGCTGCTATTCTTGTAGGCTCTTGCCTTCTTGTTTTTACTTCTTCCCAATCATTTGAATAATACCAAGCTTCTATTTCACCCTCTTCATTACATTTTTCTGCTCTCAAAGTTTCCATTGGAAAATGTTTAGCTTTTACAACTTTACCATTTTTATATAAAATTTGTAAAGCAGCCATTCCAAATATCTTAAAATCTTTGATATATTTTCTTAAACAATCTTTATCGAAAATAATCATCATTTGAGCATATTGCTCCGGTTTTCTATCTGCATCTAAAGCAGCAATTCCTCTACCGTAAACTTGATTGGATATACCGTTAATAATTGAGTGGTTTGTAGTAGAGTTCAAGTATAAACTGATGAGGTAATTAAAATAATTATTGTCATCACCGTAGTAAATCCAGTCTTTACCTTTTATTTCTACTACTTGAGGCGCAGTATAAGCTGCTAAATTAGTTATGAATAAATCATTTGTCATAGCACTATGTATTCGTTTGTGGTTTCATGTTCTATATATTCACCTTCATTAATTGTATAACTAGAAGGAGGCGTTTGATCAGTGCAAAATATTCTATCTCTATATATTGATTCCCCACTATTTTCGACATTCATTACATAAAACGTTCCTTTTTTTAATAACGGACTAAATGTAATATCCGTCTTAAAATAATAAGCTTCTTTAGTAAATGTTAATCCTGTATACTCAACGCTCGTATTTGTATCTTCATTAGTGATCACAACTTTATCAGCATTATATTCTCTCGGTATAAACTTAATTTGCTGAGTTGCATTAGTATCTAGTATTATCATGATCACGTTTTTTATAAAACAATAATTTAAGTTTATCGTTAAAAAAAAGCCCCTATAAAATAGAGGCCTTTTAAAATATGAAAATTAAAAGAATTATGTTCCGCTTACTACAACTGTGTTTGTTGTGTCATCAATAATAGAAGGATCGATGAAGTTAGCAGGTGCTTTTTCAGTTCCTGTAAATGTAATATTATATCCATTTAAATCACCCATTGCCGCTCCACTAGCTGTGCTAGGAGCAACTTCGCAACCATTTTCAATCCCTGCCATAACGTATCTCGTTTCGTTGTTAGGCCCATAATTGTAAAACTCAACTACTATTTGAGGACGTCCCCAAGATAATAATTTCATTTGCTTTCTAGTTACTGGATCTTGCTTCTTAAGAACAATTGTTCCTGTTTGTGTAAAGAAAGATGTTCCGTTTTCTCTAGAATTCTCATTAGTTTCGTCAAATGAGTTAGCACCTTTTAGATCATATTTATATAATGTTAAAGGAGATGCAAAACCTTCAATGATTTCATCAGCGTCAAATGTAGCAGTATCTAATAAACCACTAGTGTAGTTTATAAAATAGATTGCTCTTAATCCACCAACGGAATCCTTACAGGGTTCTAATCGTCCTAAGTCTATATCACATGCCATTTTTTAAAGGTATTAGTATACGGAGGAGGCCGAAACCTCCTCTATATAAGGTTAATTATTTATGAATAATATACAACGTCTTGAGGTACTCCGATCGCTAGACCAGCAGTAAATCTCATGATAACTCTTACGTTTTGTGAGCCATCAATGTCAGCCATATCTATTGTTTTAACTACATTCCAATCGTTCATTAAACCTGTTCCGAAGAAAAGATTTGTAGATTCAGCAGCAAACATAGTGTCTGCAGATAATCCTCTTGCTACGAAAATTGGAACTCCGTTATAAGATAAAGATCCGTTGTTATACCACATTGTCCCTCTATTATCTACACCATTTGCTCCGATTGTTGCAGCAAAACCACCTAATACTTGAACGTATAATTTAGCAGCTTTAGGAGAGATATAAAGTTTTAGCTCTTCTTTACCATATAATGTGTTAGGAATTGCGTCAACTACTTTTTGCATTTCAGCTAAGATGTTTGCTGAAGTTAAAACCGCACCAGCTACAGGAATAACCCCTGAACCACCGGCAGCAGCGATAGCTTCAAAACCATCATACTCACCTGGATTAGCAGTAACACCTTGCCAAATATTAGTCTCGTTCTGAGCAGCTACTTTAGCAGCTACGTGAGCGATTAAATAATCCGCGAAGGAAGTAGGAAGTTGATCAAATGCGCTATATCCCATCTGAATTGCATCCCATGTGTTAATAAAGTCTTTCTTACATAGTTGTAAGTTGACTTGGAATTCTTCTGGCTCAAGAACTACTTCTGTTAAAGTAACTGATGAGCTCGCGTCGAAGTCACAACTACCGTCAGCAATCAGAGAACCAGTTTCAACTCTCTGGATTACCTCTCTATACTTCACGTTAGGCATAACCTCAACTCCACCGTCAGCAATTGTAGACGATGATAATAACGCAGCAGATATATATTTCTGAGAAAATTCTCCTGCGTAGGTTGTTGTAATGTTTACTGTTGTTGCCATTGTTTATTAATTATTGATTAAAATTATTTTTATATTAAGTTTCTTGCTTCTAAAATTGCTATTGCTCTTCTTGGATAGAATCTGATTTCGATTTCATGATTTAAAACTCCATCTTCCAACAAAGCACCTGCTTGACAATATAGTTTCATAAAATCGCCATCTGTTTCCTCTTCATTTAAAAACCAAGGAGTAACCAATTCAGTGAAATCTACAGGCTGATTATTAGACCATGTTGCCCAACCTGAAGAACTAACAGCAAAAGGACCTGGTAAATTTGCAAAACTTTCCCCACTAGATACAAAATATTGATCCATATTAGGTAAATTATTACTTCCCATTGTTATTAGAAAATCTGATGCAGGTTCATCTAGAACGCTTATTGCTGGTAATGTAGGTTGATCATAACCTTGACCAGCCCAAATTTCATCTTTTGTCCAGTTTATACCGGCATCTTGTGAAACACCTATTCTAGAAACTAAGTAGTCTCTTCCCGGTGGTAAACCGTTAACCGAAATTATTTGTCTTGCTGTAGGCATAATTATTTATTAAAAATTTTGTTAAATACTCTTTGTCTTAGATCTGAAACTTTACCAATTTTTGTTAATTCGATTTCTTTATTAGCTTCAGGATTGTGTTTAATTTCTTTTGGTTCAGCTGAAAGTTCTTCTTTTACCTCTGCAGATAAATCTTCTTCGATTTCTTTTTGCTCTCCGCCAACCTTTTCTTTTAGATCTGCAATTGCATCCTCTAAATTTTTGATTCTTTTTTCCATACCTTCCCAGTCATCTACTGCAGCTTCTTTTCCATCATCTCTCATTTCTTCTTTATCATCATATCCCATTTCCTCATCTTCTTCTTCAGTTTCTTCTGCATCTCTGATTTCATCAATTAAGCCATCTTCTTTAACTACCAAAGTTTGACCATCTTCCATCATGTATTCTCCTGCTGGTACAGGAATTTTTTGTTCATCCTCTGCTTGGATAAACACTTCGTTGCCTCCTTCAAATTTTTCAGCAACAAATTTAGTTCCGTTTTCAAGTAATTTTTCTTCTAAGATTACTTCTAAACCTAGAATTGTTCTTACTTTATTTAAAGTTACATTTGCATCCATTTCTATATATATATTAGATTATTTTTTTTAAAAAACAATTGATATTGTTAACTGTTATAAATTCAACCATTTTGGCCGGTTGTTGGCCCTATTCCTTGCGCTTGTAAAGTTCCATCACAGCATTTAGAATTATATGTTCCATCTTTACACAAACAACCTCGTCTTCCACCTACTGGAGATGTTTTACTAGGTGTTGCTTCATTCTTGTTCAAGGGCATCTATTAATTGTTTAATTATTTTTTCGTCTTCAGATAATTCATCTTTTTGTTTATCCTGTGGTCTTTCAAGCTTATCCGCAAAGTAACCTTCAATTGAGAAGCCCTTTACCCTTCCGGTTTTTACATATTCATTCCAAACTTCATCATTATAAACTTTCATAGATACCATCCATGTTCCGATTGGCATATTCAAACCGTATTTTCTAGATTTGTCATGAACCTCATCTTCTACTAACCAAGACTCAACAACTGTCATACCACCTAAAGCTTCAGCGTGTTCTAAAGTTGCTTTGTTCTGGTTACCTTTTCTTAAAAACATTTGACTTGCTTTTGCAACCGTATTTTTCGAAAAGTAAATATAAAACTCTTCTTCTCCTGATCTTCTAAATATAGGTTTGTCAGGGATTAAAGCAGCACCCATCAAAATTCTTTTTTCAGCATTTACCTCAGCAAGTTTTATTTGTTGCTTAGATAAAGCTATAAAGTCTTCTTCTATCGCTGGTTCCTCTACAACTGAAATTGCATCAACTCCAGATAGTTCCTCGTCCTCGTTAATTACTAGCTCGATTATATTCATTTAAAATTGTATTGTATAAGGTAAATCTAAAAGTTATTCGCATTAGGGAATTTATCTCTTAAAACTGTGTCTCCAAACGCCGTATCGATAGACACAACAGGAGCATCACAAGTATAATATCTACATGTAAACCATAAAGTATAAGTTGGGAATTCCATGTTTACATCTCCACGCTCTACAAAATCACCTTCAGCAGTATTATAAACACTGTATAAAAAAGCCCCATTAAAAACATTACTAGTATTCAAAAAAGGTGGATTATTCAACATACCGTAAATGTTATTAGAGTTAGCTGAGTCTACCTCAACAAGAGCCGGCGCAAATCTTTGACCAGCTCCGGTGCTACCTGCTGGTGTTGGAGGAGCTTGGGATACACTAATTTTATATCTAGGTGTTAAAAACAAACTAAGTCTGTTGGTTAAATCTAATGATTGAATAAATTCTGTACTAATATCTTCAAAATATAAATTTGTAACATCATTGTTGTAAAAATCTGGATTTAAAAAGATACCACCATTAACTTGCTCAAAACTTTCACCATCTCCTGGTACTGTTACAGCTATATCTACAGGAAATTCTTGTTTTAATATTTGAGCTAAAGCATAGGGACTACTAGGATCCTTTGAGTTTATAGTATATTGTATTATCGTTTCTAAATAATCTTTATTAGTTCCACCTGAGTGTCTGCTAAATTTTCTGGGTGTTATTGGCATTTGTTATAATTTAAATTAGTTATTATTATGAGAGCCATCACAATGGCCGTTTTGATCTTGTGTATTACCACACTGGCATTTGGGTTTGTCCATTTTATTTTTTTTTAAAACATTATTTTATTTTTATTGTTATAAATTAACCACCTAGTGTTGCACCTGATATAATATTGTTTTCTAAGCTTTGTGCAGTTGTAACATCTTGAGAAACTACGTAAGCTTGTACTGGTTGCTGTTCTTGTTGAGCAATTGCGCCTGCTAATTGACTTGGCCCACCTTGACCAACTATATTAAAACTAGGCACAGCTGGTTGACTACCTGTTGAAGTAGGTGATAAACCTGATGAGTTAGGTGATTCAGGATTAGAAGCTATTAACTTAGCTAATTGTGCAGCTGAAAATGCACCTGCAATTATAGCTTGTTGAACAGGATAACCAGGGTTTACAGCGGTTATCGGAGATGCTTGGGCTGTTGTATATGCATTTTGGACGGATTGTATTCCACTTATTACTGTTTGGCCTATTGCTGCAATTTTACCTATCTTACTTCCTTTTTTAGCTAATTGTCCAACTAATGCAAATGCTTGACCGGCCATAGCAATTTTAGCTTGTGCAACCTGCTTGTCTAAGTCTTCTTCTTTCTTTTTATTATCTGCATCAACTTCTTGATATTTATCGCTATAGAATTTTTTTATTGCTAATTTTTGTTCTTCTGTAGCATTTAATTTATCAAGTTCAGCTAATGTTCTTTGTTCTTCTAATTGTAATCTTTCTAATTCTGTTTCAGCTTCCTCGTCTTCTCTTCTTTTCTTAAATTCATCTAATATACCAAGTACTCCTTCCGAATTGGATTTTATTAGTTCTAATTCTTCATTTTTTACAAATCCTACACCAGGTATATAAACGTAATCTTTTATTTGTTCTCTTTGTTCTTTCTGTTGCTCTCGTATATTAGTTGTGATCTCAGCGCTGATAGCTTTCTGCCTTCTTAAGCTTTTAGCTTGCAGATTAATCATGTCCGCTTCCAACTTAGCAACTTTATCTAACTGTTCTTTTGTATTTTTACCTAAGGATAATTGTTGTCTTTCAGCATCTAGTCTAAGCTGAGTTGCCTCTATTTGTTTTTCTGTAATACCTCTTTCAATCTCACCGGCTTGACGTAAAAATTCTATTCTTTGTTCAGTTGTAAATTCTTCACGTCTTGCTGCTTTTTCTCTTAATTCATTTACATCTCTTGTCGCTTTAGCTCTATCAATTAATAATTGTCTTTCGATTTTATCAGCTTTAGCTCTAGCATCAGCAATTTGATTTATGATCTTTGATTCTTCTTTGACTGTTTCACCAAAGTTTTTAACAGCTGTTGTAGCACTAACAACATCTGAAGCCATATCCGTAAAGGCTTTAGATGCACCTTTTAGATCACCAGTTGCTAACTTAAATAAACCTTTACCTAAATTTATAACGCTAGATCCTAGATCAGACAAAATATCCATTACATTATTTACTACATTGCCTATTTGCAACATTAACTTAGTAAACTTATTTTGACCTTCTTCTGATCTTGTAAATGCAGCAACAAGAGATCCTAATAAAACTACAACAAGACCAATACCTGAAGCTATTAATGCAACTTTCAGTGCGCCTAGAGATCTAACGGCTCCAGTAACCGCTAATTTCATATCCTTAAACTTACCTATTAAACCACCTGTAAGTTTATCTAATTGTGTTTGTGCTCCAGCTAAATCTTTATTAGATTTTTTTAACTCATCAACTTTTTTCTTTGCTTTACCTCGTTCAAGATTTAATTCCTTAAGGTCATTTTTTTCAGCCTTAATTCTCTCTTTTGTTTTGTCGATTGCCTCTCGATAATCTTTAAGTCTATTTAAATCCTTAGGATCTACAGCTTTTTGCCTTTTTTCTAGATCTATAAGTTGACCCTCTAATTTAACTACAGCATCTTTTGATTCCGTGACCCTTTGATCAAAAGTCTCGAAATCTTTAATCGCATTTTTTAATTCTACATTTACAATTATGTTACTTGTCTCGTTTGCCATTTTATTTCTCTATTAATTTTTTTAAAGCCTTCTTTTATTGTTTCAGGTAATTTGTATTTACCTTTTGCTATTTCAATATTTTCACTAATACCGTAAAAATTATCTACATTTAAAAGTTTAAAAATTATCATGTTGTTATTAGTTCTAATTCGGTTTTATTATTTAATAAATTAGTTTTTACACTATTTATTCGGTATCTTTTACCTGACACAATTATATAGTCATTAAGTTTATAATTTAATATTATGCGAAGAGGTAAAAATGCAGTAAACTTGATTAACCTAGCATTTTCTCTAAATATATTAGTTATATAATTGTAATAAAATCTTGTAAATAAAGTGTCTACAAAAATTTCTCTTGCATACTCATTTACCATTGGTCCAAAGTTAATATTTCTTGTATTAGTTAATGATGTTAAATTTTCGCTATTACTAGGAATAATGTAATTATCTATTTCCTCACCGGTAACTGATCCTCCTCCAGCGCTTCTTACTAACCATTGAATTGGGGTAATAGTTACACCCGTTTGATGTTTAGGGTAAAAAAGAAGAGGACTACCTTTGTAAGCACTTTGACTTTCGTTAACAGACCAACCTACTTGTATGGTAGTATCATTGTTTGTATCTATATCCACAAGTCTCTCAAACTTCATGTGTTCAAAAGGCGGAATAATTTTATAATCATTTCCATCTATTCTTTTTGTTTGCGTATCTTCGTTCCAACTTTCAGCTCCCCAAGGTTGATTAAATAATTGACCGTGTTTTAAAGCTAAAAATGTTTTTAGATCTTTGTAACTCATTGTCACTGATCTAAACGGTAAGGCAACATCGACTTGAGATTTTGATACATCTATGTATTTTGTAATGTCCCAAGTATTAATATCTGGTAAATTATAATAACTATCACTTGTTCCGTCATCTAAAGTTCTTACTTCTACCTCGTTTTCGTTGTTTAGATAAAAAACTAAATTAAACATCTTGGCTAATCCAGTTAAAAAATCCAATACTTTCATCTCAGGCATTTGTAAAGCTACGTCAAAAGTGTCTATTGTAGGCGTCTGAAGCGCGCCAGTGTTAACATCAATATTGAAAGGTGTTATAGTGTCGAAAGGAGGAGCTTCATAGTCCCCTGTTACATTTACATTAATATCTGTAAAATCTACTGCTCCATCACTTTGTATTTGTATGTTAAATGTTCCAACTAAAGTATTTGCAGCAACACCAATATCTGTTTCATCAAAAGAAAAATCTCCATCACCTGCAGTTCTAGCTTCAGAATATATTGCAATACCGTTTTGCAAAAGAACAACAGTGTAATCAACTAGATCAGTATTTAATTCTATATCGACTGTAAAGCTTTTTACTTCGTAAGGATTTACATTAATATTAGGACCATCACCAAAAACACCCTCAATCGTCGAACCACCTGAAAATGGTTGAGCAACAAAAGTAAAAGCATCAACACTAGTACTTGTTTCTACATCTCCTAAATTCCTATTCATCCACATGTAAAGATTATTAAATGTATCGTTTGAAGTACTAAAAAAATCGTCGGTGAAAACCAAATTTTGTGGATAGCCGTTTGCAACGGTGTAAGTGTTTTCTATTGCTTTAATTATTTCATTTAACCTTATAGCAAATTTTAGATCATTAAATTCAACACCATGATCATGAGTACCCCCACCACCATGCCAGTATAAGTTTCCATCAGCCTCTATATTAACTGAACTATCATAATAAAGTCTTTTAGTATGGGTGATCAAAGGAACAATTAAAGAATTTTTTTCTAATGTAGGATCTAATTGTAATTTAGCTTTGACCGCTTCGTTACCGTATATAGGACTCAGGAAAATTGTGTAGTCTACTGGACTAGAAGTAAAAATATCATCATCTAGTTCTAATGTAGAATTATTTACAACTTCTGTTATTGTAGCGAATTGACTCGTGCTCTCGTTTTTAACTCTATCGCCTGCGCTAACTGTTGTTAAGAATGTTGCCGAGGTATCTCTTAGCTCATCAGAAACGACAGAGGTATTAGTTCCTGTAGCTTTTTCTTCTACGAATAATAAATCACTTAATTGATCCTCACCTACTAAGTCATTAAGATCTACAGTGCTACCAAAGAAAACAACCTTATAAGAATAAGCTTTGTTGTTTTTCAATTCTACTGAGTTTAGTTTTAATTTACCAAGCTTATAATCGTTAAAGTTTAATTTAATACTAGCGTTTACTCTGATTCTTGCATCGAATCCTTGAACAATATCATAATTGTAATAATGTTTAAATATTTTATTATTGGTACTACTTGCTGGCAACGTAAATTGTTGAGTAAATGCTGTAAATACATTTTTTATATCCTTAGCGTTTTTAATAGTATCAGTTATTGTTACAGATTCGTCTTTGAATAAATCGACTCTCTGATCTTCTATGTAAAGTTGTATCGTTTGCATTTACCTAATGTTGTTTATTGTGTCGTTTGCAAATTCTAATTCTACCTCATAATTAATAAGCTTATCGGTTAGTCTTGTTTTATAAGTGAAAGCAGTTGATTTAACGATAACACCAAGAGTATCGCCTTCATATTCTAACCAGACTTGTTCTGATAAAAACATTTGCTTAAACAATTCATTCTGATCTTCAGGATAATATCCACTATTTAACTTAATAGTCTCTTGGCCTTGTTTAGTAAATAATTTTTCTTGTGGATTATAAATCTCGTAATCGCCGTCAACTAGAATGTTAGACTTATATTGCTCTTTTGAAGTTGTCATTTGTTTAGTTGAGTTTCCAAAAAAGTAAAGATCTTGTAAAGCGCCAAACTTATTTCTAAATGTTACCTTATACGGTTCGTAAGGTGGATTTTCTGTTTCAATAAGATCTATTTGTGTATGTTCACCTGCTGAATCTATGATCACGGCTGATGTAGCAGGGATCCATGTTAGATTACATAAAAAATTCTCTAAACAATCATTTGGCTCTATAGCGTAACCATCGTCTTGTAACTGCTGTAAATAAGTATCAACATCCAATGAACCATTAATGTCAATGTATTTAATTTGTCTTTCACCTTCAGTTGAAGAAGCTGTAATGTTTTGTAACATTTCATAGTTATTAAAAACTTGTACTTGACTTGTAAATTCACAATCAACTGCAATTCTTATATTCCTACTTTTTGGTTTTAATATTTTAGTATTTGATTGTAATAAACCTTGTCTAAGTTGTGGATTAGCGCCTTCATTAAAATACCCGTAACCTAGAAAAGCTCTTTCAGCTAGATCATCAATAGGGGATTGTGGTGTTCCTGAGACAGTTGGTACTAGTCTTGTATCAACATAAACAGTTGCATAATTTTCATCTGCTAATGCTGGAACATAAGAACCATTGTTTTTAGCAGGGATATAATCTTTTATTAATTCTGATATTTCAAATTGAACTTTGTCATCTATCGCTGTAGAATTTAAAGTGTATTGTGGAGTCCCTATGATGGCGCCATGAGGTGCACCTGTGTAAATATAAATTTCTAAAACTGCAGAGTCTAAATTTGCTATCGAGTAGTTTATAAAATATGGACTTCTTGTATTAATTTTTGGCATCGTCTAATTTGTTAATTGTTGTAATTATCTCTGTGTTAAATTCTTTTAATATTCCTTTTGATAATCCTTCAAAATATTTGTTAAATGGTTTTGTAAAAAATAAACTTGGTTTTATACCTCTTTCAAAAACACTTCTAGCAATTGCAAAGTTTACTGATTTACGTGGTAAAAACTTACCTTTCTCATCTCTAGGTGCAATCCCTCTTCTAACCCCCCACTGATCAAACTTACTCGGAGGAGGCATTCCTTTTAAGCCTTGTTTACCTCCCTTACTTCTAAAGGAATAAGGTGAATTTATTCTTCTTTTTGTACCGCTAACTCCTTTGTCTTGAAATAAACCATAAGTCAACATTACAAACTCTACTATAAATAAACCTTCCTTAGGATTAAGTACTTCAAAGTTTATAGAATCCGATAGCTGTTTGCTTACATTCTTGTCGTCGTTTGCTAAATTAAATCTAGCGGAATTTACAACTGCTTTACCAAATGCTTGTAATCCTTCTTTTATACCACGCATATTGTCATGTCGTTAGGAATTAAAACATTAAAACTAACTTCCCAGCCAGCAAGTTCGTTCTCAAATCGGTCAGTAAATGGTTCGCATATAGGTTGACCGTCTAGTTGAAATTTATCAACATATAAATCACCTCTATATAATAATTCTAATAATCTATTTGCTACCGCGAGTTGTGTATTCCAAACATCTTGCTCGTTATTATTTCCTCTAAAAATAGATTTATCATCTGATTCTCTATATTCTTTAGGCTTATCAAGAATATCCATAACTAATAATGAAATATTAAAATTCCACACGTTTTGTTGCATTGTTGCTGACACTACTTGAAAATGTGACAAGGGAAATATTGTTTGTTTACTTAGATCTACTTGAAAAATATCACCATAAGTAACAGTGTTTACGAACTGATCTTCTTGTAATTGTTTTCTTATTTTCTCGGTAATATTGTAAAAGTTACCTTCCATTTTGTTTAAAGTTTTTCTTTATTAATAAATTTTCTAATTCTAATTTTTCTTTTTCATAAGCTAAATACATATAGCATTTATGTAGTTTTAATTTGGTAACGGCTTCAAATCTTGTAATGTCTCCTTGAGCGAGTGTATAGAGCTCAGAATATCCACTCCATTTTCTTGCAAAGTTGTCTTGAGGTCCGAATCCTTCACTATCTCCTGCTCTAAATATTTCAGGGTATAATCCAACAATTCGCTCGTTAAATTGTAAAAAAAAACCACAGCTGCAAGAGCTATATGCAAAGGCATTTGTTTTAATTTTTCAGCATACAAATAACTACTAGTATATTCTTCAATGAGATATTGATCACCTATTTTTTGTTTAATAGGCCTAAACAATACCGCCATTGCTTTATGCATTGAACCATATTCTCCTATATATTTCGTTAGATCTAAATTTTCACCGTAAGTTATATCGTCTAATTTAGGGATAAAACCATAATTTATTCCGTCTAACTTAAACGTTCTTTCTAGATCATAATCTTTATTTAGAGCTTGATTTATTTCTAAATTATACAGCTCAATGTCTTTTTGTGGAATCTTATTTAATTCCTTTTGTGTTAACTTTAAGAAGCATTTTAATAGATCTTCTTGGGTAACCTCATCTTTGATCATAACTTTTTGATAGTCTCCTAAAGTTACGTCCTTAATATTAATTTTCATATTTCTTTTTTATAAAACAAAAAAAAGACCCCCATGTTAAACGGAGGTCTCTAACTAAAATTAAACTAACTCAAACTAACTATTGTAATGCCAATAATATTGTTTATATATTTCGTTTATTTTATCCCATACTAAATTTGTTTGTTGTGCATATTCTATTTTGCCTTTTTTTATTTGACCTTTGAAATCTATCACAATAACAACAGGTGGTCTCTTACCCTGTCTAATAGGTTCTACATATACCTTTATGTGATTCTCTAAACACCAACTTATTTCTTTCCTATAGTCCAATTATTATATTGATCAAATTTTCCAAGTTTAAAAGTAATAAACTCCCGGCTAATAAGATCAATGAAAATAAACTTAATGCAGCTAATCGTATTAATTTATCGTAATGCTTTCTCATAATCTAATATTGTTTTAGTCATTGTTGTTTTAATAATATCAGTTAATTGTATCTCTAGACTTTCTTCGTCTGGTATCGCGTACCAACCTTTTAACAAGTGTTTTATTTTATTAATATCTTGATCTAGATGTCTAATAACATCGGAATGATATTTATGAATTGAGTCTTCGTATGATCTAACAGTTGCGTAGTAACATTCTTTTTCTCGATATAGTTCCTTTTCTAATCTGCTCTTCTGCATTTTTAATGTATCAACATCTACTAATGCATCATGCAATTGTTGCTTAAGTGTCCAAGTGTCTTCCATAGTTTTTATTTAAGTTATTTTTGTTTTAAGTACTCTTCTAATTGCTTAGGCTTTAAGTACGATATAAATATACTAACAATTGTTAATAATAAGTGTTAAGGAAATGTTAAAGTTTTGTTAAAAAAAACCCCCTATAAATCTTAGATCTATAAGGGGAACTAATTCTGTCTGGCCGCCCTTGTGGATGTACACGTTCTACAACTCTTGAGATTCGAATCTCTCACCACTGTCATTGACTCTTCGGTGCTGACAAAACACACGGTCCTTCTTCCCGCTAAGGATTTCTCCGGCTAACCATACTTCTTCAATATTTTAATCTAGTTAGGTGATCCCTTAGGTTATTAAGATGCGCATGATCTTGTTTAACCTCCCAGCTATGCGACTTGCCGGTTACTTTGTCAGATTCTTTAAGAGTGTTTGTACTCTCCAACATCCTTCTCTTACCTCCTTGCTTCTATATAACTGTCGTAGCTTGTTTTTTTCAACCGTTATTTTGACTATGCCGCATTTGACATTGGTAGCTTATCCCCAAACCTTTTATATTTTCACAACTTAGTAAGTACATCGCTTCTCATCTTACACTAATGCTTTGTTATATATTTTTACTTTAAAGTCTTATTCAATGTAGGAAATGCTGTCCTAGATATATTATTAAGAGGATACACTTTCATTTTACGCAGTGGCCGAGGTGTGTCGTTTAAGTACTCCTATAGATTAGCACTCCTCTTAATGTATTTCAGTATTTTAATGAACATTTGTACATAAGTACAATGCTAATATACAAACTAACTTTGGTTTAAAATGTTAAAGAAATGTTAAAATTTTGTTAAAATTCTAATATATATGATAAGAACCTCGATGAGGATTATCTAATTGTGCTGTTATTGCATACCTCATTGCATCAATACAATGGTTATAAGCATCAATTGGTTTGTTTAATGTTTCACCATCTTTTGTCTTTAACCAAATATAATTTTGTAGTTCTTTGATCATGTTAACCGATCTAGTTGTTACATAGATCTCATTTTGGTTTATTAAGTTAATACCGTAAACAATACTATCACGACCTTTCATACATGGTAAAACAGTATGTCCATAGCTATTTAATTCAGCAATTGATTTTGGCTCTGCACTATCCGCATATATTATATTGTCTACATCGTAACTCTTTAAAAGGTTGCTTATATCTGTGTTTAGCATTCCTTTCTTGTATAATACCTCGTCAAATATAAAAGCATTATTGTATTTGTACATAGCTACTAAAGTAGTAGGATCATTGCTATATCCCCAGTCCATACCGTAACATAATAACCTTGCTTCGTTAGGTAGATCTATTTGTTTCCAATCTGGTATGCAAGCACCTTCTAAACTACCTATTTCACCAAGACCATAAACTGTCCACCAGTTCTTCCAATAAGTAGATTTATTTGCTTTGATCTTAGCTTTTTCTATATCCTTAATAATAGTATCAGGCAATGCCTCATTGTCTTTATAAGTTAATTTGATAAAGTCAGTATCTTCATTGTTTTGTAATTCAGTATGTGCCCAGAATGATGAGGTAGGATTAAAGTCAATCCATATAGTTTCATTAGTTCTTATTGCTAATTGGTTATAAGCGTCAAAAGGAATATTGTTTGCTTCATTAACGTATAAGATATTTCTTCTTGCTCCTCTTAACTTGTCAGCTGATTCAATAGAAAAGAACTCTATATAGCTACCGTTTGTAAACGTGTACTTTAATAAGCTTTTATTAAACATACCATCTATATACCTTCCTGTGCTAATCATGATCTTTAAGAAGTCTTTTAAAGCACCTCTACGCAAATGTGGTATTGACTCACTAACTATAGATATTTCTTTGTTTGGATTCTTTATAGCATGATCTATAAGCAAAGGAATAATGCCGAATGTTTTACCCGCTGAGGTTCCACCTTGTACAATTCTATTACGTTTGTTTAATTTACTTAGTTTCTTTATTGCTGTTGTTACAATAAAATCATTCATCTAAATTAAATAATGGCTGCTCTGATGCAAGATTAATATCTTTTGTTTCTCTAGGTTTACCTGCAAAGTAATGATAGAACAATTGTACATATTTAAAATCACCTGATTCTATTCCTTCTTCTAAGGCTTTAAATGCTTTATTTTCTAAAGGACCTAACTTCTCAATTAGCTGTACTTCGTCTGCTTTTGATTTACGTCCTGATCCTTCTCGTTTACCTCCTCGACTCATAGTATCTATAGATTAAATATGTTACTATTGTGATAGTAATACAAATTGGACATGGGTGAATTGCTGCTATATTCATTTTGAAAAAACTTGATTAATCAAACATTTTTTATATAACAACATTTATTTCTTTTTGTTAAGTATATCAACTATTGCTGATAACCTTGTTTGAACATTTGCTATTTCTTTTTCAGGTATCTTTTGAATTAAGTTATAAATACCTTTGTATTGATCATCTATAATATATTTGCTTAGCTCATTATATTTATGAGTTAGTATTTGGTATTTTTCTCTTAACGGTAGCATTTGCTCTTTAGTTAAATCTATATATATTTCGTACATAGGATCGTTGTATTCTTTTATAATCTTAAATACGTTGTTTATACCGTGTAAAACAGAAGCGTGATTTCTATTTACTGTTGATGCTATTTCATGTAGTTTCATTTTAGTTAACTCTCTACATAGTTTATAGTAAACAGCTCTAGCATAAACATGTCTTCTGTCTCTAGTGTTGTTAGTGATGTCAATGTTCACTCTTTCATTTATTATTTCTCTAATCTTCTCGCTTGTCATAATTAAAAATTAAATTATCAGTTTGTTCGTCTAAACATAGACTGGTTATTATTTCACAAATTGCAAAAAAGGTAATGTGATCAATAGCTTTGTGTATTCCAGCGCATTCAAGATACATTTCTTTATCCTCATACTCTTTTAACATAAATTGCATATCCTCTAACGATTCACCTTTTTCAACTTCATAAATCACAAGTAAATAATATTCATCTATTATTTTACTATTATATTTCGATCTCTTGTTGCTGGAGGTCTCTCGCTTTAATGTAACATGTATCATTTATAAAAGATTTTTTTATATTATCTAAAATGTCCTCCCTGTCTTGTAATGGTTCTATATAAGCGTGTTCTCCTTTTAATTGTATAAAGACATAATAATATGAATTTAAATGATCATCTATTTTATCCATCGGACAATTAAACGTATAACTCTTTTTGCTAGTTGTTTTTACTTGGTATGTATAACCTTTCTCGTCTGAAAAATCTATTTGCTGATATTCTCTATCTGCTTTCTGTTTAAACAATTGTTCGTCGTTAAATGTATTGTTAAACCAAATTTTAAATATTCTTTCACCTATATACCCAACTGATTGTTGATCTAAGTTATCTGGTATTCTTATTTTTGCTATATATCTTCTCATTCTGTTCCTGCAATTATGTGATCTGTGTCTCTAGTTTGTTTTACAAAAGTTCCATTTATCATAGATCCTTTTCTGTTTTTTATCTCTAAGTAAGCGGTCACAATACAATCCTCAATACTTAATCCTTTCATGTGTGCTAAATTTGTTAGAACAACAACAATATCACCTATTGCATCTATTATTTCTTCTCTATCATCTTCTAATAATGCCTTTGCTAATTCTCCAGCTTCTTCTTGAAACTTTACATATTGTGTGTTAGCATCTCCTTTTTTATACAAACCTCTTTCTGAAGCCCATATTCTAATTAATTCAAATGTTTTTTCCATAATGTCTTGGGTATAAATGTAAGTTTTGCGCGAAATGTGTATATTCTCCTTGAATTGCATTTAAATCTTCGCACATTGATTCATGCAATTTCATAAAACAATAGGCATCATTACAAAAACCAAACCATAAATCGTTGCTTCTCATAATAACCGACATGTGTAAAACCTTGGGATCAGTCTTAAAATAAAACTGTATTGCTAGAGTACAAGGTGTATCTTTCTCGTAGTCCTCCCATTCTTTACCGTCATATATTGTAATAACAGCACGTCTCGAAAACCTATTATATTTTAATTCTTCTACTACATAACGATATTGATCATTCCTCCACCATTGCCATCCATAATTCGAATTAACATTACCATTATCATCCATGTGATTATACCAGATTTTGGCACACTTAGCTATCTCTTCAGCATTTCTATTTCCTGAAACATACCAAATCCATTCCTTTTCCGCATAGCTTGTTTTAAAGTTTCTCCAAGGTGTTTTGACCACGAGATCTTTAGTGTCTTTAATTGTAAAACAAGTATTATAAATTGCTTTGGTTTTATTTGGACCTTCCTCTACTTTATCAATCTTATTATACAAAGATTCAAAAGCTTCAGTCACGTTATTGTAAATCATATTTTAAAATCTTTTAAGTCATTCCAATCCCTATATGATTTGATTTGACTTTTATTTATTGATGGCTTCTTAGCGTTACCGGCTACACTAAAAAACCAATCACCTTCATTTCCATATTTGCACATGTAGTGCCAGCCTTTCGAGTCATAACTATCCTCGCAATCAAATTTATCCGGTATTAAATCAGACAGACTGTTAAAGGGCTTATGATAACTGTAAAACTCGGCGCGCCCTAATTCGCCTTGTTGTATATTTCTAGCAACTGCAACTGCTTTAAACTGTGTATCTGGCAATGCAATTTGTAATGATCTTTGTAATACACCTGTACTAATCACACTCCACATTGTTTTAGGTTTCTCTTTGTCTTTAAAATAATCGTATATTACTCTTACTCCTCCTGCAATAACCAACGGGTGATTTAATCCTAATGGTATAAAGAAAGCATTTACTTTTTCAGCATATTCTTTAGCAATCTTATTAGCATTTGGCATAGCTGCTATTCTAGCAAACTTAGCTTCAGCTCCTAATTCAATACATAAAGCTTGATGATCACTTACTTCTTTAGAAGCTGGCATAACTAAAGTAAGTTTCATGTCATACTTTTTACACAACCAAGCTAATGAGATACCTGCAAAACCTCTTCTAGGTTGAACATAAACCACGTGATTTACTTTTATATCCTTTAAGTGTTGCATGAAAAACTCACCTGATCTTGCTTTATAACCAACTTCACATGATTCAGATTCATCAATAACATTAAACCCGTTTACATCTTTAACTACAAAAGGATCAAAAGATGATTTAAAATCTTCAGTCAACATCAAGTATTGATCAAGACCAAATAAGTTTAGATCTTTATTCTCTATATATTTTTGTTTATTTAAAAACACTGTTATAATATTTTATCCCGTTATTATATTCTATATGATGCTTACTCTGAAAATTATTCTTATATCTTATAAAATCACAAGCCACATCTTCCATATCGTATTTAAAACTGTGATTGCCTGTTAAAGCACAAAGTCTCTCAAGACATTCATTAGTTACTTTTAAATTACTTCCAATCCCTTTTTCGTTTGGAAATATTTCTTTTAAGCATTTTTTAGCGTTAGATCCTACGTAAACATTACTATGTCTTGTTATTATTTTAGGAAAGTACTCGGCTAGATCCATTGCGAAAGCACATAAAACAAAGTTCTGTCTTTTATATCCTCTTCGTAATAACCACTCGTTACCTAGATCTACAACCTCATATATTTCTAATCCCCACATGTTATCTAATATGTAGTTAACTAATTTATAACTATCTTCCAAAATAAAATTCCTTAAACCTTTAGAAATCATAGGCAGTAAATAACCTTTGTTATCACTAAACTTTTTTTCAGGTAGATCCTCCATCCATTCATTAAATGTTAGCCTTTCGTTTAGTAAACTATCGACTATCCAAAAATTACCGAAACCATGAGTGCCGTAAGGATGATTAGTCTTTGGAAAATAATTAATCCCACTACCACATAACCTAAACAAGTAACATAGCAACATGAAATCAAAATCATTAACATCTGCATATTTAAAATATTCGCCATTGCCTTTAGGATCTGCTTCTTTTAATCTAATAGCTTCTAACAAACTACTAAACGCTGCGTATCTTCTATTAACAACATCGTAGATTGGAACATGCCAAATTAAATCATCATCAATATCTTTTTTAGTCCACTCGTAACCTTGATAAAGTCTTTCTTGATTTAACTTTGCTTTTTTATAATAAAGTTGGAACTCTTGTATCATTTATAAATGTTTTTTTATGTAAATAACTACTAGGTCTAACATGAACTGATTGCCTAGCTTCCATGTGATTAAAGTCTAATGGATACGTTAACCAAGCTTTCTGTACTTTATAAGGATATTTTGCAGTGCCAGCAGTGTTGATTAAACCATTAAATAAGTTAACTAAGTTTTGTCTTGCTTCTTTACTACCGAAATAAGATTCACCTTTATATTTTCCTGATCCAGGTATTTTTCTAGATTCATCCTCTATCGGTAACAACTCTTGAATTGTTACATTAATTTCAGGAGTTATTTCTTCTATAAACATACATAGCTTAGCAAACAATTCATATACTGCTAACTCAGGATTTGGCTGTCGCATTAAATGAAATCTAATATCAATATTACCAAAATATAAAATTAAATCAGTAGTTTTATCTTTGTCAAAATACTTGTACGGGTCTTTTAAAAAACCATGTAATGTTTTACCATCTAATCTTTTAATACCCCATCCTTTTTTATAAATAGATAAAGAATGTGAATCCCCTAATATTAATTTGTTACTGGTAGTTGTTTCACATATAACTTTCTTATTAGGAATAGTTGTTATCTCTTTTCTTTTTAGTAAAGTTTTAAAATCAATAGGTTCATTAAATGTATAAATATCTCCTTTGTATTTACTTAACTCATGTAAATAATCTAATGTTAACTGTTGAACTCCGCCGAAGAAGTTCCAAACATTTTCCTTGTAATTAATACCGTTATTAATCACCACTGTTTTATACATATGTATTTGTTTAGGGTCGTTTACAAACTCAACATCGTAATCAACCCTCGCATTAATAATACTAGCCAAACAATAAGTCCAACCAGCATTATGTGAATTCAATTTAGTAGTAACCTTACCCATTAAATTGATCATGCAAATATTATCCTTGCTCATCGTGTAAATTATTAAGTGCTCCTAGATATGCAACTGCATCTAGTAAATTATCTTCTTTGTGATTATATGATTCTCTTGACAGCTTTAAAGCTACCATACACATATACATGTCTTCAGCAGTTATCTCTTTACCGGTTGCGCCTGAAGCAATAAGTGCAGCTCTTCTCATACCTTCAGAAAATGGACCGTAATTCCTTTCTTTTTCCTCAGATCTTTTGTTTATTATACTATTTGCTTTTTCAAGTATATTACTCATGTTTTTAGTTTTAATAAAGTATAACACATGATGAATTTTTCACGTGCTTTTGATTTATATATTTTTTTAAATAACTGAAATGTTTCTCTAATAAATTGATATTTTGTTTTACAATTCTTAAATATTTTATCAGCGTATTTTTGTCCATATCCGAAACAGAAATTAACATTGTCAGCGCTATCACCAGTAATCATTTGTGTATAAAAATTTCTCATTGCTTGTAACTCAGAGATATTCCACATTGTTTGATGTTTTTGATGATAGTTGTAAAACATACAGGGTAGTTGTTTATAGTCTTTATCTAATGCTACTATTATTACATTATCCCTTCCTATTTCTTTTTGTAATTTATTCCAATATATAGACACGAGATCATCTGTTTCCATTCCATAAGCTGTCTTACTTTCATAAGCTTCATTTACATGTTTATGTAATTTATCTAATAATAATGGTGGTTTATTAGTTCTATTAGCTTTATACTTAGAGTTGATTATCTTTCTAAAATTACCTCTTGCCGCATTAAACACTATTAATCTATCAATGTTATATTCCTCATCTAATTTGTTAACTATACTCATTAACACTTCATCAAACTTAGCTTTCGCTTGTTCAAAATCATCTTCCACATTTACACAAGATGAGAAAACTAAACTATCAGCATCAAACAGTATTACCATCTTCTTCCTTTTTTAACCCTAATTTTTTCTCTATAGTATCTATACGTTTTTGCATTGACTGTATTAAGATATAATAAGTTGTCAATACCTTTTCCATTTTAGACATTCTTTGTTGATGTGTATACTTCTTAGGTTTTTTCATATTGCAATATAATAAACATTTGTTAATTAAAAAAAAAATTAATATAATTTTAACAATTATAAATCCATTAATTCGTTGATAGCTATTTTACCATCTATTACAACTCCACAAGCGATAGCTGGTTTTTTACCTCGTTTAGCGTAAGCCATAGCATAAGAATCAAAGTTGATACCACATCCTACTTGCATACCAAACACTTTAAAGTTTTGACCTACAAAAAACTCCGTGTAACATTGAGTGTGTAAATGTCCTTGAACAGTGCTTTGCATATCAGCCTTACATTTTATCCTTGCTGTACCGGCTTCTCCATGTATGTATTGTACATTGTCTAAAACGTATCTATCTACAAATTTCCAACCTGGAACTTCTAATACTTCTTTATATGCTTTTATCCATTTTCTTGGAACAGCACTAGTTTGTGCTTTTCTCATTATAATACGGTCATGGTTACCAATTGTAACTATAGCTTTTGGGAAAGCCTTATACCAACGAGCAATCCTTTCAATTGCTAGCTCAAGTTCATCAGCACCACCCAAAGCCTCCGTG